GTAGATTTTTTCAATCAAACCGCCATTTTGGTCGCGAATTTCCTTAACAGGTTCAGCCTGCATTGGGTCCATTTTGACCATGCTGACTTCGCCATCAACACCAATAATGCGTGCAATGCGCTGTGTGTCGTAAATCTTAGGGATAATATCGACAAGCTGGCGGGTAATGTGACGGATCGCACGGGCAAGGTTGTCAACATAGTGGTACGTGCCAACATCACCCTGCTTTTCGCGCGCGACGATGGCTTTTGCAGACCGTTCGTTGCCCTGTGCACCCAAAGAAGCGTCATACTGGCCGGTGGTGGACTTGATGTCCTCACCAGCGCCCATTTTAGCCTGTATCAGCCCTGTTTGGGGCAGCGGTGGGGCTGCACGCTGCGGAAGCGGTAATACGTTCCCAGCGCCGTCTGTGACGTCTGGATTGACTTCCAAATACGGCCAGTTGGTCGTGTTGGCAGTTTTCCACTGGTTCTCGTAACCTTCGAACTGGCCGCCATAGGCGATAAAGGGCGCTTTTGGTGCCAGCGCCAGCATTTCTGCTTCTTGGCTGGTCCAGTAGTTGTACATACGCTGTGCGTCTTTGGCGTTCCGCACCAGACCGGACACGTAAATCTGCCCTTGCACCTCAAATTCGTTACCAACAACGCGTACCACAGGTATCCAGCTACCCGGCCACTCGCGTTCGTCCAGCACATCATAGCCATTGGTTTTCATCCACATGACTTTTTTGCGGTCTACTTCGCGTGTGCGGACAGGTTTGCCGTACATGGCGCGTAATTGCTTATCCATGTCGGTATTTTTGAACGCAGAGACGTTATCTGGGTACAGGTTCAGCGTTTCGCGCTTGCGTTTGTAGTAAAAATACTCCGCGACGCGAATAGTGTCTTCGTCAAGCCATGCCGACATGCTTTCATCGCCGACAGCGGTGGACAGGATCGACGAGATAGGCGTCGCGTCAGGAAACTCGCGCTCATACTCGTCTTTCGTCATGTCCTGCGTGACAAAGCACCATTCAGCGTCTGCGCCGCATGGGTCTTGGATTGTAGGGTCCATGTAGACGCTAAACGAGTTGCGAACGCGCATAATACGCACGTCTTGGTCGAAAGTCGCTTCGTTGCAGTATTCCGTAATGAGACGGATGTAACCTTCGCCGTAGGTGACTTGGTTGTCGCAGGCCGTATCATAGGCTACGTCTGCATCGGACATATACTCGATGTGCCGCACGACGCCGTCGAAGATTGCTGCCACTTCAATGTCAGCGTTATCATCTACAGGAATTACCTTACCCGCAGGGCGGTTCTGACGCTGTTCGTTCGTTACCTGACGAACGTGCTGCGGCAATTTGTTAATTGTCAAGCAGGGACGTGCGTTAATTGTCTGGCCTTGCACCGCACCGCGGGTCGCCAACACGTCAGCAGGCCACTGCCACTGGTTGTCAGGGCTGCCGGCCATGAACCGTAGGTCGTCCAGTTCGTCCTCACGGCTGTCCGAATAGGCTGCCATCGACATCTGTAACCGATGACGCATGGTTGCCATTACATCAGGGTCGCCACGCGTGTTCGCTGGGTCGCTACCGCGGTCGGCTACATCGCCTACTTTGTTAATACCTGTCGGATCAGCCATTGTGGTTACTTTTTACCTTTTTTAGCGGATTCACGCTTCACACTATACGCGATTGCGACCGCCTGTTTGACAGGTTTTCCGGCGTTTACCTCGGCCTTGATGTTCTTGCGGAACGCGGCTTTGCTGGGCGATTTTACGAGCGGCATGATTATTTCTTTTTGCCCATTGGCGTTGGCCGGTAGGCGGTCGTTGTGCGTGTGACCTGTACAGGTTTCTGTACAGGTTTTAGCATTTTAGCAGGCGCGGCTTTAGCGGGCATTTTGACCGCTGGGCGTCCGCCGCTGGGGTTTGTTGTGCCGTCACGCATATCAGGCTTAGGCTTTACATACTTGGCGGCAGCAGCAGCGTTTCTTTCAGCGCCCATTTCAGCCCGTATATCTTTTGGGTCGGCAAGGCGTTTGCTTTTAGTGCCGTAAATATCTTTTTTACCTGATGGCATTTACTTACCCTTCTTAGCTGGTTTGGCTGTTTTGGCGCTTTCTTTGAAAGCCTTGGCTGTGGGGGCGCCTTTAGCACCCGGTTTACGCATTTTTTCGCCTGATCCAGCGGCAATGCGGGCTTTCTTAGCGTGGATGTTGGCATATAAACCGGGTTTCATCAGCATTTCCACCTTTTCAAACTAGCTTTGGCACGTTCGCCATCTTTAGCCTTAGCAGCTACTGCACCCATACGCGCGCAGAATGATGCTTTGCGTCCTGCGTCAGCCTTTGTCTTCGGATTGGGCGCTGGCGCCTTCAATTTGCTGCCTGTTGCAGCGTTATATTTGGCTCTACCCGCGGCTGTCAGGCCCGCGCCCTTCGACACAGGCAATTTCTCGCCTCTGCCAACGGACAACGACACTGATTTTTTCTTGTCTGCCACTAGCTGCCCATCCAAGATGTAGAATATCCAGCGGGAGAATACCCGCTTGAGGAGCGTCTGTCAACGCGTCCTTGTCGTGGGTCTTTAGATGCCACAGGAAAGGCAAATGTCACCGCTATGGCGTCCGCTGCGTCAGGTGACGCCAGCCCGCGTGACTTCATGTCTTTTTTGCTTTCAAGAAACAGTGTCCCCTTGCTGTCAGGCTTGGTGCGCGGGCTGATAAGGTCGGTCTTCAGGAACCTGTCGTTGGGTATATGGCCTGTGCGTAGCCAATCGCGCATGGCGCCCCACATCTCTGCGCGCTTGTTGCCCCACATGATCTGGTTCTTGGCCTTATTGCCGAAGTTCACGCCGCGTATCTTGTACCGCTGTTCCTTCAGCCGGTCTACGACGCCTGCGCCTAGTCCGCCTTCGTCGATGCAGACCAGTGCAGGCTTGAACTGCTCTATGGCGTCGATGACGTAGCCAGCCACTTCCATAGTGTCCGCGCCGCGGTGTCTCCGCAACTCTAGGATGTCACGGCCCTGCCGTATGGCGATGACGGTAGCGTCCGCCCCGAAGCGTGCAGGGTCTACGCCTATCACGATGGGTGCGCTGTCATCTTTGACAGGTGGCCGCTTCATGGCATCATCGACCAGATTGCTGCCGATGAACTGATCGTCACCTTCACTGGGGAAGTTACCGTAGACTTCGACACTGGCTTGGTAGCTGTCAGGTCCATATTCGTCGATAATGCGCTGATACAGGTTTTTGTCTGTACCCTCGACATCGCGGGCGTCGATGACGCGTGTCTGCCAGAACGCCCGCTTGCTGTGGAACGTCTCGTAGAAGTATCCGGTGTTCCGCCGCGGGTTGGAGAATGCCAGATGAAAGCGATGCGGCGTATTCTCTGTAAAGAAACCGTCGCTGACGGACCATATGGAGTCTGGAATACCGCTGGCTTCGTCAAATATCAGCATCACACCGTCGAAGTTATGCACACCTGCGTACGCGTCAGGGTTTTCTTCGGACCACAGCCGGCCTTCGACCGACCAATAGCGCGTGCCTTTCTTGAGGTCGCGCTCGACCAGTTCCGTCAGCCACTTGGCGGGCATGATGCGGGTGGCCGCTATCTCGAACCAGTGACTGTTAAGCGACATCGCCAACCACTTGGTAATTTCTGCCCATGTGACGGAGCGCAACTGCGCCTCAGAGTTGGCCGACACGATGGTCGTGCTGCCGATGCGTGACGACAGCATCCAGATGGTAAGCCATGACACCAGCGCCGACTTGCCGATACCGCGGCCTGACGCAATTGCCAGTCGCGCTGTGTCAAAATCCACCTTGCCGTTGTTCTGCTTGATGTGGTCACGCAGGTCGGAAAGTATCTGACGCTGCCATTTACGCGGTCCGGGGAAATGTTCCAGCGGCGTACCCTGCTGCCCCCACGGAAATGTATATAATACGAACGCTAGTGGGTCATCCTTCAGGCTGGGCGACCACAGCCGCGCCATCAACTCCATCTCGTCTTGCGCTGAATATATCGGCTGCTGCATGTGTGTTATCCTCTAGTCGGGGCGTCACGTCTGTGTACAGCCCCTCGATGACGCGCGACTGTGCTTTTTCCAGCGCGCCTGTAATGCTTATCTGTTGGTCGATGTTTACGTCGATCTGCTGCTTGGCTACCCAGCCGTGCTGATGCTTGAGTATCTCCAGCGCAGCCTTGCTGTCGCCATCGCGCGCCGCTTCGTACATGGTCTTAGCCGCTGTGTATTCGCCGTCGCTGCGACCTTTGATCTCAGCCATCTCCACCAGCGGGTCAGCGTCGGCCAGCACGCGGAACTGCCGCGGGGTAAGGCCAGCGGCCATCGCCAGACTGTCACCCTTTAGGCCGTAGCGGGCAGCTTCATAGATTGCCTCCAGCCGCGCCTCGGTGGCTTGCGTCCGCTCTGGTGTGAATGGCAGTGAGTAGAAAGTCATTGGGCGCACAATAATCTAGTTGCGGTCTGTATGCAACAGGCTTTGGTGCGGGGTGCGTTATAACATTTTAAAAAAATAAAAATTGTTTGCGATATGTGACCGTGACAGTCACGCGGCGCTCGGCCCTGCCACCCCCACCCCCCTGCTCGACGCGTTCTGGCTTTGTTCTATAGCGCAGATTCTGGATTGGCCTTTTTCTTTTGCGAGTCGGTCGCATTAAGAAAAACACATTGGCTGGCTGGCTATGCTGCACTGCACAATAAACATAGGCGGTTTAGGCTATGCGATCGGCGATCGATACCGCGTGCCATGCCTGCTTTACGTTAGCGTAAAGTTAGAGGGTAAGTTAGGTCATTTAGGCTATTTAGGCTATCGGTTTTCAAGTCACCGTGAAGTGACGCTAACCGTATAGGTTATATATACCCTCTTATTTTTACATTTGTAAGTGACTATAAAACCAATAGCCTAAACCGCCTAACTCCCCCTCAAAGCCGCGCAAATCAGCCGTTTAAAAATAGTCATTTGGCTTTGTTTCATAGCCTAACAAATGACTATTTTTCGCCCGATGCATTTTTTTGTTTGCAAGTACCCTCAAATTATGCGACGGAAGTCTTGCAACACAATATGAGGCAAAACAGATGCAAAACTACTTTGAAACGTTAAACGCCGCGTTGGATAGTGAAAGCTTGATCGATATTTGGCCTATCACGGCTAGCGTGCCATATGGTGCGACTATCGGCTTTGCGATCGCCGGGCGCTGGATATCGATTTATCGCGACGGCGTTACCGGCTTGTACGAGCGCCCGGTGCACTATGCGACGCTAATGCCCGACACCGGCTTAATTCACCTTTAATCAATCAATATAGGAGTGAGAAACTATGTTACATTTCATCAATCAACCGTTCGCATATAATCAAGCTTTCCCCGAAACGGCGCTTGCATATGATATCAGCGCGCTATCGCTTGATATCCAATTGCAGATTTTAGGCAACGATCACAACCGATCGCTATTCGCCCGCCTGCCAGAAAAGCTTCTCGGCATTGATACAAACGCGAAAACGATTAAGGGCGAGCAGTACGGCATTAAAACCGCTATCCTATATCTAATGCCAGCCGAGCAGGGCGGCACGCAATTGTGCCCTATGGCGAAAACCGCCGGTTGTGAGAAAGCTTGCCTATTTACCGCCGGGCGCGGCGCCATGAATAGCGTTATGCTATCGCGTTTGCGTAAGACGCTATATTTTAACCAATATCGCGATCAATTCATGCTGCAATTGCAGAACGAGCTTATTCGCGAGCGCGCTAAGGCCAAGCGCAAAGGTTATAAGCTTATTGTGCGCTTGAACGGTACTAGCGACGTTCGGTGGGAAAACGAGCCTATCGGCCATGCATATGCTAACATTATGCAAGCTTTGCCAGATATCCAATTTTACGATTATACTAAGATCGCGAACCGCAACAAAAACCTTCCCGCAAATTATGATCTTACGTTTAGCTATAGCGGCGTCGAAGCTTATCAACCGTTTGTTGCTAAAGCCGTCGCTAATGGCGATCGCATAGCGGTTGTGTTTCGTGATCGCGCGATCGTCAACGCTATGCTTGCCAATGGCGATACGTTCTTAGGCCTGCCCGTCGTTGACGGTGACGATAGCGACGTAAGGCATTTGGATCCTAAGGGCGCCGTCGTTGCGCTATACGCTAAGGGCAAGGCACGCCGCGATCAATCCGGCTTTGTTGTCGGCT